CGGGTTCGGCGTTTTGTCTAGCATTTAGTTTTCCGGCGTGTCGGCCTATTTGGGGCCCATTCGCCAGATAAGGCGGGCGGGCTGGCGTAGGTCGCGGATATCCCTAATGACGTCAGACTTTCGGCCTAGTGTCGGGAGTGGTGTGTCGGATACTCCCGAGGTCCCATCCGTCCAATCCTTATGACGGATTAGGCGCGTGAAATTGGGGAACGCGGCGCGGCCGGCTACCTCGCGGATAGCGCAGGCGATGCGGGCGAGCTGTAGGACTTGTCTGTCTTTGAGGTCATCGACTACACCGGCGGACTCTATTTCTACTTGGAATCCCATCAGGTGGAGAGAGTCACGCGGGACACCGGCGCGGGTCCAGGGGCCGCCGGCTCCCGAGCCCCAGCAGGAAAGGGCCGAGAGGACTCTCACCGAACCATCCACTAGGACTAGGGCGTTTGCGTACGGGTAGGGCTCACCGCGGGCCTCGAACCATTCGCGGGCTCCCTCATCCCCTGGAGGGGACGCGGTGTGGTGTGCAATTACCGAGCGGATTCCGTAGGTCCATAGGCGGCCGCGTTCGTCCCATCCGTCCCGGTACTCCAGGCGCTTTAGTGGTAGCCACCTTTCTAGGGCGGCGCGGACCTCTTTAGAGGTGGGTTGTTTAATCATTTTTTCCGCGTCCGTAGCGGGTGTCCGCCGGGTTTATGTACGCGAGTAGGGCGGGAATGATGCCTTGGAGGATGACGAATAGGACCGCGGGTACGGCCGGGTTCTGCCAGGCGGGGAGCTCGGCGGCGGCCCATCCCAGCAGGGTCCCCAGCAGGACGCGGGCAATCGTGCCGGTGGGGGTCGTGCCTAGCCATTTTTGGAAAGTATCCATGCCGGTCCTCACTTTTTCGGGTTGTCTAGGTGCCACGTAATGTGGTTATCCACTTTTGCCTCGATGCGGTCGAGCTGGTCCCTAGCACTCGATCCGCCGTTAGGGCGAAACTCCCGGGACATAACGACCACCGCCCGAATGAGCCACACGAGGGCGGCGCCGAATATGGCGAGGATCGAGGCGAGGGCCGCTACCTCGCCCGGTGTGTTGAGCCATTCACTCACGGGATGTCCTCGGGCGGGATGGTGTCGAGGTCGCGTTGGTCTACGTCGGCTAGTGGTGTGCCCGGGTCGTCTAGTTCGGGGTCGGGGCTCATCCGGCACCGGATCCGGTGAGCATCTGTACCGCTACCCACGAGAGGTCTACTAGCTCACCGGCGGTGAAATTGGCTCCCGACGATTTGCGGACCTGGACGGTAGCCGAGCTGGAGGAGTTCGCGGTCACACCGGCGACGTAGAGGGAGGAGTTTCGTACGGTCACCATGAGGACCGGGGCGGCGGTGAATCTGGAGGCGGTATAGGTCACGGTCGCGGTGGCGGTGGCGGCTGTGCCGCTGGTGGTTTGAGCGGTGCCGGCGTTCATTCGAAACGGTGCCCCGCCACTCCCGGCCGTCATATAGGGATGGGTGTGGACGTCGAGGTTATTCATGGCCGATTGCATAAGGGCCGGGAATGCGGAAAGGGCGTCCGCGGCCGTGGGGTATGGGATCGCTCGGTTAGCGGTTGTTCCTGACATGGGCTGTCTCCTATGTGATGAGGGCGAGGGTGAGGGCGCGTTTCCATGCCACGGTTTGGGTGTTCCATTTCCGGAGCGGGTACGGGGTGAGCTCGGTCCAGGTGATACTCCCGAGGCCTCCTACGGTGAATCGGCCGAGCTTGTAAGTGATCGCCCACCGGGTCTGTGTAATTGTTTCGGTCCATCCGAGGACTAGGCCGACGTACGAGCCGAGGGCGAGAGTGGCGGGGCCGGGTGGGACGCGGATACCGGCGCCCATGGCCAGGTTAGCGAGGTCCCAAAATGTTTGATCGGCGCCGTCAATTACGGAGGCGTCCAGGGTTACGGCTTCGAGCTCCCACCGGGGCGTTCCTTTAATGTCCGTTATCCAATTCACGAGGTTAGTGGCGGAGCCGACGTCAAATAGGTCGGTGGTGTATGTCTGCCACCTGGCGCCGTATGTGGCCACGCTGGAGGCGTTCGAGCCGGTGTAGTCGAGCTGTCCGGTGGCTTCGGGGTCCTCCCACGTAGGGCCGGTGGGGTCGGCGTAGGTGGCCGTCACTTTGTTGATGATGTCTGAGGTGTCTATGGATGCCTCGTACGAATCTAGGAGTACCTGGTCCGGGGTTGCCTCGGTGATGGTTTGCACCTGGTCGAAATACTGAGCGGTGAATATGTGAATCCCGCCGGCCCTAGTTTCGGCGAGTAGGGCTCCGGATTGGAATGCCAGCTCGTTGAGATAGGTGAGGACGTTTACCGACTCGGCGGGGCGTTGGATCATCGTGGCGCGGGCGGAGCCTTGGATCGCGTACGGATAACCGGTATCGGTGAGGACGCGGGCAAATCGGGCTTTCTCTGTTTCGCTTACGGTGAGCGAGTTTCCCCAGGTGCGCCGGTTTACGTCAGATAGGACTGTGGTGGCGGTGATGGTGACGGCCGGGTGACGGTAATCGACCGCGGCTATCGTGCCGGTGAATCGCCTGGAGGATGTGGTGGGTGTGTTTGCGTTTATGACTACGGTGTCGCCGGGTGTGGGCATCGTGGCGAGGGCGTCGTAGTTGATTTGGAATCGTGCCGAGGCCGGGGAAATGCTGGAGAGGTAAGCCGAGCGGCCGTAGCTTATTTGGACACCATCGAGGACGTGGGGCGCTACGTCTAGGTCAAGCTGGAGGACCTCGGTGGAATACACCTGGACTGTCCCGCCTTTACCGGCCGGGATGGTGAAAATTCCGATGGAATCCGAAAGGGTCGAGGCGGTGAACGTGTGGACTAGCTGGGTGAGCTCGCCGGTGGTGGTGGTTGAGGTGGTGCCGTAGGTAGCGGCGCCGCCTGTGTTGCCAGCCGACCATCCCAGGGTGACGGCCGGGGCGCCGTCGGGGACTAGGACGGTGGCGGAGACTCGGTAGGAATTGCCTGGGGTGAGGTTGATTTTTTGGACTCTCATCCCCTGCCGTTGTGCCGGGTTTGTGGTGGGGTTTGCCAGCCACGTAATAGTGGTTACCCCTGCCGAGGTGACGTAGGTGGGAAAGGCGGGGGAGCCTCCGTAGGCGTAGATAGGTAGGCCGCTGTAGGCGGTCCAGGTTGCCCCGGTGCCGATTTGTAGAGGGTCTCCGACTAGGACCTCCCAGGTGACACCATCGAGGATCGAGGTGCCGACGGTCCGGCTCATCCTGTCCGCCGGCGCTCAAGCTCTAGGACTCGGCGGACTCCTTTAGCTATTTCCACCGGATCGCCCACGCCGGTATTCACGGTCACCGATATGGAGCGGCCGGCGCGTGATGCCGCGGCGGGTGCGGGCCTGGTGTCCTCGGTGAATGGGCGGGAGTACGGGTTGGTATTTGCCGCGGTCGGGTTCGGGTTAGCCCCTCGGCCGGCGCCGCTCATGGCTTTACCCGCTAGGGCCTCGGCTTGTGTTCTGGTGCCGGGGAAAGTCTCGGGTATGTTTCCGCCGAATAGGTTCCCGATACTCGTAAGCCAGCTCGGGAGGGTTACGTCGTTACCGGAGAACAGGTCATAAATTGCCTTAAATAGTTGATAGACCTGCTGGACCGGTTGAAATGCCGCTTGGAAGAATCCGGCGACACCTCGGACCGCTTCGCCCCACTTGCCCCAATCGTCGAGGGTCTCGGTGAACCATCCCGAAATCTCCGTGTACCATCCGGTGACCTCGCCGAGTGCGGCGGCAATTTTGCCGAGGTCCTCGCCTAGTTTTTGGACTGTCGGGCGTAGGTTTGTGAGAGTTGTCCCGAAATCGCCCACGGCACCATCGGCGCCGCCGAGGCCGGAAAGGAATCCGGTGCCGAATGATTCCTGTAGCTCACCGAACGCGACGGTAACCCGGTCAATTTTGCCCTGCCACGTTTCGGCGGCGGTCGCGGCCTGTCCCTCGAAAGTGTCCGAGAGTTGATCGACGGCGCCCTTAAAATCGCCGGACTTAATCGTCCCCTCATCTATTTTGATACCTAGTTTTTTGAGGCTCCCTATGTTGCCGTCCGCCGCTTTGCCCAGGGCGCCCACTACGGTGTTTAGGTCCTTGCCGGTGCCGGCCGATATATCCATGGCGAGCTGGAGGAGGGATGTGGCCTCGGCCGTGTTCCCGGTGGATCGGATGAGGCGGTCGAATGCGGGGCGGAGCTTGTCGTCCGCGACACCGGTGGCGAGCTGTAGGGAGTCGATCATTTTCTCTACGGCGTCGGTGTCCATGGCTAGGCCGAGATTTTCCATCGTTTTCGCGAGGGAGGCGGCGGCTTTTTCGTCCGCTATCGCGGCCTTAACTCCCTCGACACCGAACGCGATAGCGGCGCCGGCGGCCGCTATGCCGGCGGTGGCAAACGCGGTCCCTAGATTGTTTTTGATGCTGGAGCCGAGGCTTTGCATTTTGCCTTTGAGCCCTTTAGTGGCTGTATCGGCCTCTTTGATTCCGCGCTTAAATCTGTCGGCGTCGGCCGCCAAATAGACTGTGAGTGTCCGACCCGCGGACCCGGCGAGGCTCATCAGTAATCCTGCCCCCGGCCCCACTTAACTAGGACCTCATCTATGGTCCGGCCCCATCGAGCCATAGCCTCCACTTTGTAAATCTCGGCCTCACGAATCCACGAGTTACCTTTGATCGCCGGATTCTTTCGGTGTCCGCTGGAGGTCGCGTGGCGGAGCATGATGGTCGAGCCACCCCCGCTATAGACCTTTTTGGCGTACCCGATTTGTACCCCTGGGATGTTGCCCTTTCGGACACGAACGGAGGCGGCCATTTTGTCGCCCCATCCGCCGGCGGTGCGGGCCGCGTTTTGGTATGCCGGGACGATGAGGTCCCCGGCGATTTTGTTTGACTCGGCTTTGAGCTCTAGGAGTGCCTCGGGGCCGAGGTCCTTAATCGACTTTAGGAGCTTGTTTAGTCCGGGAATGTTCGCTGTGTATTGCTTGGTCGTTGCCATTCCTGGATCACCTCCTCATAGGTTCGTCGTAGTGCGGGGTCCATCTGTGCGAGCGTTTCTAGCGGGATTTGGGTGGCGAGAGATAACTCGACGAGGTGCCGGGTTACGCTCCCGCGGGGGTAGGGTCCGGCTCATCTGCTCCACCGGTGGGCTCAATATTGGCAAGCCCTAGGGCCCATTCCCCGAATCCCTCCGAGGCAATGAGCTGTTCCATCGAGGACACGGGCGGGAGGTTCGGCGGGTACTTGGGCGAATGCGTAGACGCCATCCATGCCAGGCGGAATTCATCCTCGATGCCCGGCTCCCAATCTGTGCCGACCGCGTTGAGCTTTTTCCCGGTGGAGAGCTCGAACGCGAGGAGGTCCACCGGCCGGGTGGTTACGGTGTCGGTAATGCCGTTCACGTACTCCACCGAGTACGTGATGGAGCGGCCCATCAGACGGTGGCGAAAGTGAGAGAGCCGAGGAAATCGGCGGACGCGGTGACGGCACCGGAGGCCGAGTAATCCACGGAGCACCCGGTAACGACCATCGAGCCGGTCCACTTAGAGACCGAATCCCGAATTTCTAGGGCGACGGCGGCACCTGTCCCGGCGGCATCCTGGAGGGCGTCATAAATGCCGGCATCCTGGTCGTACAGGAACGCGATAGAGGCCGAATCTTCCGAGCCAATCGACACGGTGGCTTTGCCGTCGAGGGTCTGGATGACCTCACTATTGGAGGCGCGGGTGATGGTGCCCTGGGTGACCTGTCCAGAGTAGTCAATGGTCGCAATTTTTACGACAAACTCTTTACCGGTGAGAGAGGTAATGGGCATTAGCTGGGGTTCCTTTCGATGGGGGCGGTAATGTCAATTTCTAGGACGATTGCGGGGCCTTGTGCGCCGAGGTCGGTGAGGCGTGGCGCGGAGGTGGTGCCGATTTCGACACCGGCCGGGAGGATCGCGTGAAGCTGTTCGGCGAGGTCCTCGACTAGGGCAAACCCTGAGCCCATATCCGCGGCGGAGGCGATAACGGCGACGGCTAGGCGGAGTACCCACCGGTTGCCACCTATTGCCAGGGGCTCTAGGTATGGGTCGCGTGGCTCCAGGGCGATTAGTGGCGGGCGGATTACGGGCGGGAGTAGGTCATAGACGGGGACATTCGACTCCAAGCCGTCACGGATTGCGGCGGCAATTTCGGCCCGGGCCTCGGATGCGGCGCTCATCCGACCATCGACCCTACGGCGCGGCATGGCCCTATGAGGGCGCTCACTCGGTCGATGAGGAACCTAGAGAGGCGGTAGGTGGAGGGTGTGCCGTCGAAGGACACCGGTTGTCCACCGGCCGCGGTTTCGGCTTGCCATAGTTCTATGGCGAGTTGCATCCCGGCGAGTTTGCACGCGGCATGCTCGGCGTGGTCCTCATCGGCTTTGAGGTATTCCAGCAGAGTCTCGGCGGCCGCGGTCGAGGTTTCGTCGAGCTGTGCGGTCCACGGGTCTCCCTCTACCTCATCGGGTAGGCCGAGGGCAATACGTAGGCGGTCGGGATCCACTAGCTCTAGTGGCGCTGTGCCTGGCATCGTGAATCCTTTCCTTGAGGTGGGGCGGAGTAGGGCCCGGGGGGATAGCCCGGCGAGGCTCGGGCCCTACTCCAGGGGTGGGCTAGTCGTTCAAGATGACGATGGCGTCCTCATTCAGGACGGCCGAGGCCGAGAACGAATAGCACGCGATATCGCGGCCGAGGACCGCGGGCTCATCTGCCGAGAGGAAGAACGGACCCGCCTCCCAATAGCGAACGGCGGACGGATCGAGCGCCAGGCCGGTGAGTGACGGGAGCTGTGCATCCATCACGAAACGGGTACCCATTGCAATGAATGAGCCGGAGGTGAATGAGGCGCCTCCGACGTTGCCACCGGCGAACGGGTAGCCCTGTCCGGCGGCCGCGGCGATTCGGTAGAACATGGCCGGATGTGCAATTACCACACCCATCATGCCGCCGGCGGCGGCAATGGTGGAGGCGGCGGTTGCCAGGGTTGCCCCGATTTCGTCGGTGGCGAATCCCGGGAAAGTGGCGGTGCTACCGGCGGCATCACCGAGGAGGGTGATGAGGTTTCCGTTAGTTTCCTTGTTCCAGCTGGTGACCATATCGGCCTGGAGCTCGTTGAGGTAAGACGGATCGCTCCGGAGAATCTCCTGGAGAGACACGCGGACACCACCGGCAAGCGTGCCGATATTTGCCGTAGAGGTGGTGATTGCGGTGGCGTTACTTGTCACCTCCTCCAGCTCGGGATCCTGTGTACCGATTGCGGCGTTCGCTGTGACGCGGCGGTAGGTGACAGACATTCCCGACGCGGGGAGGGCGCGGGCGCCGATTGCGGACACGGTGGGGCGGCCCATGTCCACCTGGCGGACGATTTCGGCGAGCCAATTCGGCGGGTTAGTGCCGGTGTTCGCGGCAATGGTTGCCTCATCGAGGGCGCGGGTGAGGACCTCGCGGGCCTCGACATCCTGGCCACCGCGTACGCGGGCTACCGCCTGGAGATATTCACCGGCGGAACGGTACGCGGCGAGTGGGTGCGCCTCGCGGACCTCGGCGCGTGCTGTGCGAACGTCTGCAATGGATGCGGCAAGGGTTTGGATTTGCTCGCGTGCCTCAAGATCGACCCCGGCGGGGGCCACCTCGACGGCGGGAGCCGCTGGGGTTTCGGACATGATGGGTTCTTCCTCTCGTGCGGATGTGATGACGGCGCCGGCATATGCCGGGACCGGGGTTAGGGAGAGCTCGTGGAGGTGTGCGCTGGTATGGGTGATGATGCCGGCGCGGGTGTCGGACTTTTTCGGAATGAATCCGACGCTTAGACCGGTGGAGGCGCCGCCTCGTACGAGGGTCGCGGCGTCCCGGCCTAGCGTCGTGTCTAGGACGGTCGCGTCCACGATGAGTCCGGCGTCTGTGTTCTCGGCGTTCGTGATTCGTCCCACTACCTCGCCATGACGCCAGAATAAGGGCGTGCCGATGACTTGGGCGGGGTCGAATGAGGCCGGCGCGAATTGCTCACGGATGCCGCCTATGTCGGTGGGGTCGTTGTAGGGGACCGCGATTCCGGACACCTCTAGGGCCACGGATGGATCGGCAGACTCCCGGACGCTCCAGGCGGCTTCCCGCTCGAAATTGCTCATGTGTTGCCTCCCAGGGGCGCGAGGTCGCGTAGGGCGCGGGCCTCGGTTTGGTCAATGAGGCCGGCTTGGAATAGGGCTATGGATTGGGTGATGCGGTCGGAGTAGTTCGAGGCTAGGAATCGGTCGGTGTCGAATGCGACGCGCCGGGATTCTT